CAATAATGTCCTGCCCATCGACAAGATCACTCATGGACATCTGTCCAACCTTTGGAACCGTTACCTGCTTTGAGCCCCTTGGCAGGTTAAAGGATTCTATAAGGGCTATGGCCGGTGCGTTGTGTTCTTCTGTAAAGCGAGCAGCCGCAATGATTATGCGTTGCGCGTTTTCCAGATTGCCTGTTGTAGCTGTTTGCGCCATTGCTAACCTCCTAAGTTAGTCTTAACCTAATAATCTTGCAGCCGCTGCCACCGCTTGTGGTGACCGATCACCTGCTATGTATTTATCCAGGAGGTCGTCCTCAGAACCTGACGCAGCAGGAGATGGTTGGTTGTCATCAAATGACTGAGCAGGGACTTGACCCTGTTTAAGCCTTGCGACTTCGGCGCGTAACTCGCGTGTCTCCGAGATTCGCTTGGCCTCGGATTCCATCTCCTCTGGAGTGTTCATCTTCCTTAACGTAGCTAAGTCAGAGATAGCAAGATTGTACTTAGTAGCAAAATGGTCGGCAGCATTAAGCTGGCCTTCACGATGCTGCTGTAATTCCTGAGCCCTCTGTTGAGCCACGATGTTTTCCTGTGAATTCTTCATGCGGTCTTGAGCTAGCATCTGTGCTTGCTCGGGAAGATAACCCTGTCTCTCCAGTTCCTGTGCATATGTTGTAGCTTGTTGCTGCAATTGCTGCTGCTGTTGCATCTGCTGAAAGTACTGAAGCTGTTCTTGCTGTTGCTTCATTTGCTCCTGTATTTCCGCAAATGTAGGTTGTCCTGGTATCTGAGATTCCTCGACTGGAGTCTCCGGGACTACAGGGGCAGCCTCTTGAATAGGCGGGGCTTCCGCTACCGGGGCTTGCCCTTCTGCTTCCGTAGTAACAGGAGCAGCGTCCACTACATCAGTAACATCCCCTTGATTAGTAGGAGTTAAATCAACAATACCTACATCTTGTGGATCGTTGGCAGGGGCATCCCCACCATCTGGTGTATCTGCTCGTTCAGTGACCATATATTACCTCCAATTTTTTATTAGTATAACAATAAGTTTACTCGCCGTACAATTCGGGTCGGATTTCTCCTTCTCCATGCATGGCTCGAAGTGTTCGCGCTGCATTATATCTAGCTTTAACACTGTCGGGTAAAAGCTCCAGTAGTTCAGGAGGGATATCAACTTGATGCTGATTCATCCTTCTTCGTAGAACAGCCGCTTCACCAGGCTGCCCCTGGGTGTTTAACATTCTAATTTCCCACTCATCTACTATGGCCGAATACTCTGCGGGAAGTAGCTTCCTTCCTGCTCCTGCTTCACGGGCCTTCTCCAAGGCTATAGCCAATTCCTCAACAAGAGTACCAATGGGACCAAGAGCTTCCCTCCTGTAACGATCACGTTTCTCTGTATCCCCTCCGAAATACTGAGTAAATGCTGCCGATCTCTGTTGCCTGATATCATCCTTGATACCGTAATATCGATCTACAAGATCCGCACGTAGCATTTCCCCATCTCGGACATTTTGCACCAGTAAGGCAAGTTGCCTCTCTTCACTCTTATCAAGAGCACTTAACTCTCCTCGTAAGCCCTGTGTATAAGTCCTCCCCATTGAGGCAGTTCTCTCCTCGAAGGCCTCATCAATTTGAGTTTGTTCAAAGTCTTGTAACTCTGAATACGTTACAGGACCACCTACCCTATCCTGAGTCATCTCTAATGCCATATCATCTCGTGTCTTAAATGTAGTGACTCCCATGCCAAGGAATTCTGCCCCGGCAGCAGGTAAAGCCTTTGCTACTTCTAACAAGAGACTTGGCTTCTCGTTAATAGATGCTCGATCATTTACATTTCCAGCATGAAGCGGAGTCATGCCTTCCTGTATGGTATCCGCAAGGTTCCGAATGAAAAGAGGAGTCATAATCCGAGTCCAGAAACTCTCATCATCTGCGGTAACGAACCCCTTAAAGTCTTTCATGTCTTCCAGTATGTCCCTGTCTTCCCCTAAGAATCCCGTACCAGTTCCGAATTGATCGCCGGTTAAACCTGTAAGATTGTAATCCACTATGACACTTACCTGTGGGGCAAACTTACTCTGAACAAAATTAACCAAAACATCTTTGCGTGAGACAGGTCTTAACACCCCTGTCTGTGCGCTTATAGCCTCGCCTGTAGCTGCCTGGAACATAGTTCTTGCTATCTGGGTATAGCCTGACCATATATCATAACGACTATCCCCAACTCGAATCTTACCGAAATTAGTAGACCGTGGGTCTATACCAACGGAAACAGGGACCCCTGCTTTTGCTTCAAAAGCCTTCAATCCTGCAAGAATCCCTATCCCTCCTAGCAACCAGCTCCCCATCTGCTCTGCAACAATCCTACTCATCGCTCGATATGCTGCTCGAGCCTGGGGATCACCTGCTACCGCCGCAGGATAGAGACTATTAACAATCTCTCCCGCTGCGCCCCGCATATTTTTAATTGCGTATACGGGAGCGGCAATACGAGAGGTAAACAATCTGGGGGAGAAGAAGAGTCCGTTCATAAATACGGCTATCCCCCGCATTATATCGTTCTCTCCTCCTTTGGACATGGGGCCTCTTCCAGTTACGGCATTCACATATTTACCAAAGTCCAATAAGATTTGTGAGTCTTCTTGTATTGTTGGATCTAATCTTTTACCAAGGGCTCCTTCATATTTCCTTACCATGTCATCCATAACATCAAATCTAAGTTTGTTTAGATAAGTACCATAGGCCCGTTCCGATGCTCTAACCCAAGGAACTTTCCCTGCAAGAGAAGACATGAAGGCTTCTTCCCTAACATCAAACCTACCAATCTGCCTTGCATCAACATTATGTAAAAACAGATTGCCCGTATTCACATAATCATCATACCTATTAGAATTACGTATAGACTGCATTACGATAGATGTAACTTCCTCACCGCCTGGAGCCATAGCACGAGCTGCTAGGTTAGCTGCCCTCTTTGCGATCCCTGGATGCCTCGGCAATAGCATCCCCCCTTGCCGCAGGAACATGGAGAAATCAACGGAAGATATCATGGATCTTGGTGCATTAATAAGATCCCCAAAAAGTTCGCCGTATGTAAATCCAGTTTTCCCTATAGTATTTTTTCTCTTCTTGTTTAACTCATTGGCAAACTTAGGGCTAATAATATCAGATAGTAAATCTAGTTCACCCCGCCGTGGGACTACCCCGTTCTGAAGGAAATCAACTAAAGCTGCGGTTGCACGGGAATGGTCAAATGGACGTAATCCTTCTCCACCCAGAGCGCGGACACTTCCTGTATACCCTTCAGGGGCAATACTTGCGTCTCCAGCATTATTCCAAATCCAATCTTCAAGAAGCTTCTTCTCTGAATCTGAAAAGGATTCATTTAACTTGGTAAGGTCAACAGATGCGTCCGTCCTAGGCCCCCCCATCGCCGAATAAAATTCCTTAACTCCCTCTCGGGCAGAGCTTTGAGTAGCTCCCCTTGCAGTTGCCTGTCCCAATGAGGCGGCTGTGTCTGCTCTCTGTACTGCCTCCTTTACTTTCTGCGCTTTCCCCAGCTCAGGAATAAGTCTAAGCAATTTAGCTGCTACCTGCTGTACATCTACCGGGGCATATTTTGTTACCAGAGAAATCCCAAGACCTGGCTGATCCGCTTGAGGCCTAAGTCTAAGTGCTCTTAAAATATTCGGTCCCCAATCCCTAAATCCTCTTATGAGTTGTTGTCTGAATCCGGGTATAGTGTCTAGTAAGTTTTGAATCTCACTGCTTTCAAGAACTTCCTGCCCAAACCTAACTACATCTTCATCAGGTTTAACCCCGTATATTTTTGAATAAGATAACTGGCCCTTTACCCATTCTTCTCTCTTCGATGCTTGCCATGGGCCACGGTCTGCTCGGTAAGTTGCCCAGCCACGTTGTGGTCCCGGAACAGGAGCCTCGTCAAGCATTAGCAGTCTACTTACTGAACGACCCCCCTCAGATACCCGCTCTAATATTTCACTTGCAAACCTTATCGCGGCATCAGGAGTTTCATCGAGTCGTTTGGCCGCATCCAGAATACTTACTTTAGTTCTCTGAATAGCCGCCCTTGTTGGAGATTGGTAACGCCAGTAGTCTGGATCACCGTACTGCTTGGCAGTTTCAGTGATATCTCCAATAGCTTTACGAGCTGGCTGTACTGCACTAGTTACTGCCTCTCTCGCGATATCAGGACTACGCCGAATTAAATCTGCTGTTAGCTCGGGACTACGCCGAATTAATTCCTCTACTGGAGCTTCAAAGATAGGATCGGTCATACTAACGCCAGGGACTCCTCCGGGACGCGCAAACACATCTCCCTGGGGAGACTCGAATTGCCCGATGGTCCTACTTTTCATAGTTGTTGGAGTAGTAGATCGGGTAAATTGCCGAGCAACTGGAGATACTACATCTTCAACTGCTCCTCGGATAGCACCAGGGACTTCCATAGCAGCTCGTCCCGCTCCAGGTATACC